AGAGGAAAATTTTACGGATTGCTTCAGTTCTTTCGGTAAATGCTAATGCATTTTCTCCAAGAGCTGACCCTTCAGCTGTAGCTGTAGCGTTGTTTGTGAATGTAGTCTCTTCCAAGTACTTGTATTGATATTGGTCAGTTGTGATTGTATCAATCAAGTCTGGAATTGTAAGTGGGTTTAGTGTTGCTGTAGGCACTACTAAATCACTTCTTGTTACTGCTGGTGGATATCCTGTTTCAGTAAGAGTTGTTTTCAACTCTACGTTTGGATTCCACTTTAACTCAGAAGAAATGTTCTTTTGCCCATTCTTCATGAAAGCACTATATGCTTCAGATTCTATGAGTTGTTGTCCAAAAGATTTTGGAGCTTCTGGAGCGTTTATAGCTTCAGACTGAATAGCTACTGGGTCGATTGCTTTACCAGCTTCGATTCCTGCTTCTATTTCTTTTCTCTCATTTTCGATTTGGGTAGCTTCTTTGACCTTAGCGGTTAATTCAGCCATTTTCTCATTTCTCTTTGCCCACTCTTCTTTTTTCTCAGAATCGAAATCAGTTGAATCAAAAGATTTGAATTCATTTAGAGTGTTTTCTCTGAGTTCGTGGAGTTCTTTCTTAAGCTCATTTAAGTTGCTCATAAGTTATCTCCTATATTTCTGGGTCATAGCTCTCAGCTAAAACCCTATTTGTTTCTAACAGCAATGTCGTTGCATCAAGTTGTTCTTCTTCATCTTTAAGTTCCTCTGGAGCTCCCACGTCAACGTAAGTGCTCAAGTCTTGATATGCTTCTTGCAAAGCATCTTGAAGATTCATCAGAAGACTCGTTGAGTTGTCCGACAATGTTTTTTCTTTTTTGAGTCTCAAAGCAGTTAGCTCTTTGAACCTCTTAAGAAGAGAAGACAAGTTAGTAAGTAAATTGTCTGTCTCATTTGCTAAAGTCAAACCAGAATCATTCTCTGATTTTTCTTTGACACCTATTGTATATGTATTCTGATTAGCTCCGACAAGAACTGGGCTTACTTCCCAGACTTTGAGTTCTTTTAAGAATCGAGCATTCTCAGATTGACCATCCTTTTGAAATGTACCTTGTTCTGCATCGAGAACTTCGTATCCGAATGACCATTGTTGTAAATCTCCCATAGCTTTGACTGTTGCATAAGCATCTCTACCTTCTTGAGTATCCATTATGAATTGTCCTCTAAAGGTTGCTTTACCTTCGTCTTGTACTATCTCTCCACGCCCTATTGGTTTTTTCCAGTCATGAGCCCAGACCATTGCAACGCCATTTTCTCCATAACCAGATTTAATTGAGTTAGGAAGAACTACGTCTCCATCTGAATCTATTTCATTAAATACAGAAAATACTGCTTCAACTTTGCCTTCTATTTCATTTACTGTTTTCAAATCTATTGTCTTAGATTCAAATTTTTCTCTATCCATCTTTATATCCTTTTCTCATGATAAATTAAAGTACATCTACAGTTACATACTAGACCAGCTGGAGCACCGAGTCCACTATCTGCTGGGTATCTTAATTTATATCCAGCTATAGAAAATGCTTCATCCATGCCAACTTCTAGTCCGTCTGCACTTAGATGTGTATTTCTTACTTTACCATCTCTTTGTGTAAGCCACTCTTTAGTTAAAGATAATCCAGTTCCTTTAGCGGATTGATTCATTGCAAAGTTTGATATAGCAGAACCTTCAGTCCTAGCAATATTCATAGCTCTACCTAAATTCTTTTTTCCAATAACTTTAGATATATCCTTTCTAATAAAATCTTCCAACTTTTTACCAGACAATCCTAACTCAGTCGCTTCATCTATTGATTTTCTCAAAGCTCTATTGAGATTGTTCTTTGCAGTCTTAGACATGTCGGGTAAGAAGGTATCTAACCTTTTTTGCACGAACTGTGCTGACTCTCTGTTAAATGATTGTCTGTTAATTGGAAGTCTTGCTCCACCTCTTCTTCTTGGGTATAAACCTTCTTCAATAATTTCTTTACGAGGTTTCCTTCTTCTTGCTCTTGTAATTCTTTCCTGCTCAGCTGGTGTAAAGACTTCATTGTCTTTTTCATCTGGTAATAAGAAATTAGTTTGCAGATATGCAAAATCTAAAGCCATTGATTCATACACTGGTATTAAATCTTCTTTCCAATTATTAGTTGTGTCATCTATTGCCATATTCACTAGAGCTTGTATTCCAACTATTGTTGGTGGATTCTCTGCTAATACTTTATTTATAGATTTTCTCTGTGAATCAAGTAACCCGAAGTATTGTTTAGCCAGCTCGAAATCCCAATCGTATAAAAGATTGTCATATTGTTCATATACAGTGTTTCGAGATTGTTTAGTTCTAAATCTATCTAGTCTTACACTCCACTCTTCATCACGAAGCATATTTCTTCTCTTTACAAGTTCTTGTGCTGATTCAAAGTTCTTCTCATCTCTTATTCTGTTGACTTGTCTCTCAGCCCACTTCTGTGCTCTCATTCTATTCTTTGCACCTAAGTCTCCACCCCAAAGCAACCAAGCCACTTGACCAGCTGTCATTCGTCCTTCTCCTCTTAGATATTCATTCGCTCTTGGAGATTCAAGGTCACTCTTATGACGTAATAGCCATGCGTTCATGCGGATTACTTTACCTTCTGATATCTGACCATTAGCCATTGCTCTTGCTTCACGTTTTGTTTTTTCTTTTAGTCCACTACCTGCAAACTCAAGATTGTCTAATCCTCTTCTTGCATTAGCACGAATGAAGTTAGGAACGTTACCTACTTCTTTCTCTCCGTAAGACTTTGAACTCAAAGGATGATTACTAGGTAATAAATCTGTATCGAATGCACTTCTAGGAAACTTACCAGTCTTCAATGCTTTAAGGAATGCGTTGACTCTCGCATAAGCCCACTGGTCAGCTGACCGTACATTACCTCTAACTGAAGCTGGATTAGTTCTGTATGCTCCAATCCCTCTTCTGAATACTGCTTCGAGCATTCTAAAAGTTGCTTTGTATTTTGGATTGTCTGAATTGTGTTCTTCTACTTTTTCTCTAAGTACTCGCTCAACTCTTTGAGAAACCTGCTTACCTTCACTTTTAGTGAAGTCAGATATTCTTCTAAGTCGTCCAGCTTCGATTTCAACATCTCTATCAGTCTCATCGTGTTCTCCATTCTCTAAAATTGCCCAAACTCTAATCAGTGCAGTTTCTTCTGTCTGATTAAGTTTCTTAATAATTCCATGTGCTATTGAATCATCTTGTGGTGGTTTCGGAATGCTCCAGCTTACTGCATCTCCAACCGATAGGTCACTAATTTGAGCCATCAGATTCAGATACTCTTTGTTCATATTCTGCATGAGTTGAGCACGGCATGTAAATTACATTCCCATCCTTGTCATGCTGATGTGTTCCATTGCACCCAAGTTCTTCTGCTCTAACTTCTGCTTCCTCTAAAGTTGTGTATTCATCTTTGCCGACCATCGCTTTAGGATTGTCGCTATATCTTGAAATCTGTTTCAATCGCTCTTCGGCTAACTCTCTAGTTGGGTAACAACCCATATTCCTACCAGAGTCCTCAGCTATAACACAAAACTGATTGCCTACTCTTGTAATAACCTTGTCTTCAAAACTTTTGAATTGTTTTCCTTCTTGGTTTTCCTCTATATCTTCTGTAATAACTTCTGGTTCTTCTACTGGCTTAGGTGTCTCCTCTACTGCTGGTTCTGGCATTGACATGTCAGCAGAAGTAGGGATGACTGAGTTAGATAGTAAGTAAACATCTTGCGAATCATTAGTAGGAAGTCCTACTTGTTTTCTAGCTTCAGCTACTGTAATCCATCCACCTTGAACACCTACATTAAGTTTTTCAAATAGTTCTTTCTCATCTCCTTGTAGAGCTCTAACTTCTGAGAAGTCATACTTAGCTGATACAGCTTGATTACTTTCATAGTTAGGTAATAAGACTTGTTGTGTTAATTCTTCTGCAACCATTCTCCATAATGGGATGAGCTTCTGTTCTGTAAAGAACTCCCTAAGCTCTGAAGTGTTATTGTATGTAGCCCTTTCAAGCCCAGCTCCTAAACCAGCTAAGATTGCTGGAACTCCAAGAACTGCTGATACTCTTTCTTCTGGAACTCTTCTAAGTGCTCCTATGTCTAAATCTTTTGGAGAGAAGGATAAACGTTCTACGTTCATAGAACCAGATAAGATTAATGGTTTACCTTTATTCTTACCCCCAACTTTTTGTTGATATGTTCTTGATATCTGTTCAGCTTCTGTATCTGTAAGACCGTAATCATCTTTAGGAGTAATTAATATTGAAGGTACACCTGAATTAGCAAGAAGAGCTGTAGCCATCTGACCAGCAGACTCATCTCCATAAATTTCTCTCAACACTGTTTTCAATGGAGAAAAACCTATTTTATGATTCTTAGGGTCAAGTCCTAGTCTGAAGTGAACCATCTCTGTATTAGGAATAATGACTGTATCTTTATCTAATTGATATTCGTAATGAGTAATTAAATCTGTTGTTGTACCTTTAGGTGTAACCTGCTCTGGCATGAGAGGATATAATGCAACAAGTTCTCCAGCTTGATTCTTTTGTTTCATTAAGTATGCATCTCCAGATACATGCATTGCATTAATTATATATTGTTGAATAACATCTCCAGACATATATGGATTTGGTCTTCTCATTAAGTTAGTGAAAGGATGGTTAGGGATTGTTTCAGTTTGTCCTTCCTCATCCTCAAAAGTTACTTGAAGAGTTGCTTCTGAAAATGATACGCCAAGAACTTGAAGACAAGCTGTAACAGCAGAATTAGATTGTCCATTACCTAGACCAGAGAGGTCGAAGTCTCCAGCTGATGTGTTATATCCTAATAGGTATGAAGAGTTGCCATATACTAAATCGTTAGGGTCATCTCTGAAAAAATTAAATCCTGTTGTTCTTTTTACGCTTGTATTGTCTCTGAACCTTCTCTGTCCAAAAACTAAATCTCTGAAGCTCCTACGTTCTGCCATCTTCTCCTTAATAAGCCGTTATAGTCTTTTTCCTTGCTACCTGCAAAATTCCATAAGCAAGACTATCCACTTGGTCATCGTGGTCTCCTGCTGGAAATTGTAATAATTCTTTTTCCAAGTCAGAATACCACAAAGCATCATTAGGAAAGAATACCATACCAGCTTCCATTTTCGCTGACAATGGCAAAGCCCTACTTAACTTGTCTCTGTCTGCCTTCAATTCTACAATCGGAAGACCCGTTTGTCTTCTTATGATTTGAATTAATGCTAATTGAAACCCTGCACGTTCTACACCTATGAAGAGTGGATTCCACTTCTCATATACTTGCTCTAAGAGTTTAACAACATCTGGAGCTTCTATTCTATTTCTTATAACATCAAGTACGTAAATATTATTGTTCTTGTCCACTCCAATGGTTGTTACAACTGTATAGTCAGCAGATTCTTTTGTTGATGTTGCTAAGTCAACTGTAGTCATAATCTTTAAATCTTTTTGTCTCACGGAGCTCTCAGCTGTTTTGATATATATATAATCTTCATAATTACCATTTTCATTAAATTCAGTAATTGTTTCCTTAGTGTAATACTTAAGCCACTCAGACTTGAAGAGACCACCAGACTGCTCAACAAACTCTGCTTCATACTCTTGACTAAATAAGAATGAACCTATCTCTTTCTTTGCAGTAGCTAATTCTTTCCTATCAATCATAGGATTGTCATAGCTAGAGAACTGCCAGCGTTCCCACTCTTCATTATTCTCTGCATCATCCCAAAGTCTTTTAAACCAGTTCTGTATTCCTTTTGGTGTTGATATAAAAAGAGCTCCGCCCTTTCTTTCAGTGAGAGTAGGTCTTAGTACTTCTTTCCATGTTTGTTCTTTGATGAATGCACATTCGTCTAATACAACTAAGTCAAGACCAGCACCACGAAGTCTATCTGGGTTATCTGCGGTTCTTACTGTTACGAATCCACCTGCTTTTGTATAAACTGTTTTCTCTGATTCCTTAACTTCCATGCCATACTTACCAGCCAAGTCTCTAACAGTCTTCCATCCTTCTAGTGCCATTGCGTATGTTGGAGCAACCCACCAAGCATTCTTACCTTCCATTGCTTTAGCCAAGCATAAGGTTGTACCTAATCGAGTCTTTCCAAATCTTCGTCCAGCCACTAAGATTCTAAATCTTGCTTTTGATTGAGCCACTGTCAGCTGAGCTGGGTGTAGTTTGGGTAGAACGTATTTAGTTTTGTAAGTCCTAGAAAGAGTATCCATCACGAAGCCATCTTAGTAAGTCAACGAATATTTCTTCAACCTCTTCTGGTTGCATCTTGGATATGAAGTATATGTTAGGTTGTGGCATTGGAATGATGTACTCAATAGTACTCTCAGTCATATCTTCAAAACTAGGAATGTCATGAAAGTTATCCATAACTATATCAATGAACTTATTATTTATTTCTTCATCACTCATGGTTCTCAAGTGTATCATCTTTCTCTTTTTCCTGCTGTTCATCGGTAGTATCGGTAGTATCTGGGTCATCTACGACCTCAGCTGTTTGAAAATCTGCATATAATTCGCCATCTGAGAACTCCATCTCGACTATTTCAATATCTTCTCTTTGTATCTGTAACTTACTTGTCTCTCCGAATTGTGATGGGTATTTACGTTCTAGTATCCATTGAAGTGCTCTAGGGTTTCGGTCTTGTTCGCCAATTTCTTTTATAACTCTAAGTGTCTCTACTTTAAACTTAGATTCCTCTGCTTGGATTCTTTCAAATAAGTCAACAAAGAATTCTTCTCCATCTTCTGCTCTGTCTCTCCAAGTTCTGTAAGTCTTAGAAGTTATCCCAGCATAAGCACAAGCATCTTCAATATAAGAACCTTCTCCAATAGCAAATAACAATCTATTTATAATCTCTTCATCGAGAAATTTATTCTTTCTTTTTATCCCGAAAATATTTCTATCGCTCATCAATTATCTCCACTGGGTCATATAAATGATACAACAAGGTAAGTTCTTCTCCTTCTTTTATATCTCTAAGCGTATATAGATGCATCTCATCCCCAAAATCTGCGAGCTTGCAGTTAGGTTTTTTAGAATGATTTATAAATCCACCTAAAGGAGTTCTTATATAACCATTTAAATACTTATGATGATGAACATGAGATACACCCAGATTAACTCCCCTATCAATACTTTCATTGGTATAGAGCCCTAATCCATGTATCTCTGAGTCTTTTACAGTCAAAAACTCTGGTAGTGGAGAGAAGTTCACTCTTCTTCTCCTACTTCAAAAGGTATTCCAAAAAGTTCAACGAAGTTTTTATACATTTCATGATGCTTGTATTCCTCATTTTCTAAAACCCATATCCACCATTCTTTTAGTTCTTCTTTATAAAGTCTATTTATCTCAGTCTCAGAGAGCTTACCCTCGTCAGTTCTTTCCATCCATTTGATTTGTGGTTCGATAAGACCTTCAGTCTCTTCCATTAGTTCTGTGTATAAACCTCTAAGGTCTTTCATTTCCATCATTCTTCTTCATCCTTTACAAATTGCACGCCTGTTACTTCCATATTCGCATGCGGATACATTTCAATCATGGTCTTACTCCATTCAACTGCTTTAGCTAAGTCTGGAGCTAGATATGTTCTTTGCCAATGTCCTATTACTTTAATTTTTTTCATGTTAACCTTCCCAACAAAACCTAGAACTGTTCCAATGATGATTACCAGATTTATAATAAAGCCAAGCACTCATCTTAAGATTAAAGCTAGGGTCTTTCCTATCTCCGTACCAATCTAATTTTTCACTAATCCACTTGTAGGTCTTATCATTTATTTGCATCAAGCCGATATCAACTGTGCCATTAGTATTTCTACCTACAGCTTTAGCTCTACCAGATGACTCACAAAATATAATTCTACTTACTTCAACAATATCTTCTTCACGAAAGTATGAGAGAATCAAGGGATGCCAATTTGAGACTGAACTCACTTGGAATTCAACCTTTTTACATTCCTTGTAATCTTGAATGATGTCTGGTGTGACTGGTTGACTAAATAACGTTAGGCAACTAATTAGCGGATTGATTAAGAGTTTCATAAGTTTTTAGTTTTTCTATACCGATTATACCTTTAGGTAAATCTCTATAAGAAACATCTCCATCATTTCCTACCAAAAGTATTCGCACCTTTGTGCCATCATTCTCGATAGCTACTTTATTCATGCTTTTATTATAAATCATCAATCATTAATTATTACAAAATTCTTAAATTATCCCACCCAGCAGAGCTGACTGTGAATGTCAATATTCCATGTGATGTAGTTAAACCTAATCTTGCTTCAAGTTCAACAGATGTGTCAAGACTTGGAGATTGTATCCACGTTCTACCTCTCTCAGTCAAAACTCTTAAATGATGAAAGTGACCAGTTACAAGAAGGTCACAAGTTCCCATTGGTAGTCGAGCCATAGCTTGATTAGACCACCACTTAATTAATTTACCTTCTGCTCCAGAACCACCACCTGAAATATGACCATGATAGAATCCGACTCTTTTTCCTTTTATATCTAGCATCAAGTAAAACTCATCTGGTATAACAGTCTTAACGTGTTTGTATCTTTCTCTACCGCTAATTATCTCTCCGACTATTTGAAATATTGTTAAGTCAGATGCATCTAATCTAGTTGTTGCTACTTGTCCTTTCGCACTTCTGTACTCTGAGTGGTTACCAGCAACTCCACCTATAACAATCTTTGGAGCTAATGCAAGCAAGCCATCTAGTACTTCTAAAACCATGTGTCTTGCAACTTGCTCTTGCTCAGTGCGTGTCAGCTCTACGTTGAATGCTTGATGTTCAAAGAATCCCCAGCAATTTTCTATAAGGTCTCCTAATCCTATAATGTAAATTTCATCTATCACTGTTCCTTGTTTTTTTAAATCTTTTATGTTTTGTTTTGCTTTTACAATTCCTTGCCTTATATATTCAACAGTTTCATCAACTCCCCAGTCAGCTCTGTACTCAGATTTTCCGAACTGCCAATCTGCACAACAGAAAACGTAGGCATGTTCTCCAACATCTTGGGATACTTTAACTGGCTTCTTTCTTTTAATTTGAGCCATCAACTCTTTGACGAATTTATCTTTTTTTGCTGAACGTCTTCTGATTACAGCTTTAAAAGCATACATGTCAATAACTCTGCCACCTTTAGCTTGAGCATTCCATGTAGAAAATTTAATCGTATCTTCTTCTATAAAAAATTCTTTAGGGTCGAATCCCCACTCTTTGAGTAATGAATTGTATTTAAAGTTTGATTCTTCTGGTTGAACGTGAGTTACTTCTCCAACGTTAGCTTCGTTATCCCACTCTCTTTTGGGCATCCATCCAGAAGGGTAGTAGTTATTACCCAGCTCCTTATTGCTAGGTACTTCTTTTTTTGTCTTTATTATTTTTTTATGCTTTTTTTCAGTCATAAAACCCTGTTCAAATATTCTACTATTAAAAATCATTAATTATCTATTTTAAAAATTTATACTATAAGCATGAGTGAAAGATGGAATCCCGAAAAAGAGACATACCAAGAGTATAAGCAAAGAAGACATGCTGGTTGGTCTGGTATGGGTCAACCTAATTCTCAAAAGAATATGAGAGGTGTTTGCCCAGATACTAAAGAACCAAAACACAAGTGTAAGTGCAGAACTTGTATCAATAGAAGGAATAGAGCTAAAGGTAAAAGAAAGCAGAACTTAGCTAGAAAGAAATTAAGCATAAAATCTAATAGGTTTCACGGAGCTGATGCTCACGAAGAGAATTGGAATACTGGTTTACGGGTTGAAGTAAAAGCTGGTAAGCAAGTAAATCCATTAGCCAGAATATTTTATACCTCTAAGAAACAGTCTGATGCATCGCATAAAGCCATAGGAAGCGAGCAAAAGCCATTCATACAAGTTTCTATGCCAGATAATTCAACTAAGGGTATTGTCAGCTTTGAGCTAGATGATATAGAAAATGTTTGTGTAGAAGTTCTTAAAAACTTTGGATATGATTTCGGAGATTGAGTTAGGTGTTCAACAAGGTAACCAATTAATCACTTGCGTGACTGAAAGGAGTATTCTCAACCCATTCGGAGTTCTCTTCCGACTTTATTCCTAACTCGTATTATCTCCTACGCCTTTTGAGAATAATCTTCAACCTGTAAATCGTCTGAATTTACTCTACAATATTGACATATTTGAAAGTCGTCATCAAGTTTAATCATAGCATGACCATCGACTTCACAATCTCTTGGCTTAGGGATATTTTTTACTTCTTCTCCAAGAAGTGTCCAGTGCTTCACTAAAGCATAAGGTGTTAGAGTCATACCCTTAAACTGCTTCTTATACTGATTTACCCTTGTTGGAATATCCTCAGCGGTAGCACCAGCTTCTCTTAACTGTTTGATACAACGATTCCATCCACCACGCTCAACCTGCGTACTTGGTTGGTATCCCATTGCTTCTACTAGTACATTCCATAAAACCTTTCTATCTTCCAAAGAATGACTCTGGTTAATTGACTCTGGTTTGTAGGTCTCTGATGAACTAGGGCTAGTGTCATCTTTGACATGGGGTTGCTCATATATGACCCCTTGACTTCTCATTACTGTATATAAGTTTGAAGTCTGTTCCCCAGTTGCAGTATCAAATCTCTTCTGAGACTTAATAGCACCAATAGATTTTAATTCTTTAAGAGCTCTTTTGATTGTTGATTCTGAGACATTAATTCTGTCTGCCAGCGTCTTTATACTAGGAAAGCAAGTTCCTGTATCTTTGTCAGCGTATCTACAAAGAACCGCATAGACCCTAACAGCTTGTGCCGAAATGGGTGCATCTATGACCCACTCTGGCACAATACTGAAATAAACATCTGCCTTTATATAATCCACTTAAAAGGGCAAATCAGAATCTGGAATCGATTTAGGTGTAACGACTGGCATTGGTTCTTCAAAACCTTTATGCATATCCGCAGTTGGTTCATCTGACCAACTAGCCCATGCACCCATCTTTCCCATGTATTCTTTACCACCACCACAATCTGTATTACTACATTTAAAGTTAGGTTGAGTTGGTTTTGTTTTTGTAGCTCTATTGTCATATACCTTCGACCCACAATGTGGGCATATAAGACCCTCAGCTGGCTTAGATACGACCTTAGCTGGAGCTTGTGCAACAGCTTGGTCACTTGTGCCATACTCATCCCAGATGTCGTTAGCAAACGCTTTATACGCTTCTGAGATGTCAGATACTTCTATCTTTCCAGCAACAGCTAAATCAATCGCTCCTTTGAAAGCAACTTGACTTACTATTAATTTATCTTTACTCATTCTTCTCCTTTTCTTTTGACTCTATATAAGCTCTAAAGGCATCTTTAACAATTAATAATTGTTTGTTGCTATCTTTACGCTTATGAAGATTTTCGGCAATCAAGGAGTCAATTGTGTTAATAACATATTCTTTTCCTAATGTCATTCTTCTTCTCCTTCAATAATTGGTCTCATGTTCAATCGAATTACTTTCATATATTCTTTTGTCCATATATTATCTTTTTCTTTAATAGTTAAAGAAGGATACACGTCAGTCTTCTCTTTGTTAGTTAGTAGTACCCATTCTTTCCAGTGTGTGAACTCTGGTCTTGATACTTTTTTTGTCTTACCCATTGTTAACCAACTTTAGTTTTGGTTGTTCAATTTTGTCATTGGGTGTACTCACTAAGTAATAGAATGTGAGACCTTGCTTCTTTGAAGGAAGAGTTGTTATATCCCATCCTTCATTGTGTCTTAGGTTGTGTATTGCAGAACCGAACCTTGAATAGTTTAAATCATAAATAAACTCTCCATTGGATATTGGTTCTGAATCTCTCCACCTATGCAAAACATAGGCAACCAAGTCGCCTTTTGATTTTACATAACTAGGAATAACCTCTCCTCTGAAATGTGTAACTGTTCTCATTTGGATAACCTAGTCTTTGCTCTTGTATTTATTCTTGACTGCACAAAGCCATCTTGACTTGCCCAGCTCTTAATCGTCTTATCAGTCCAGACTGGAACTCCACCAGCTACGTGCCACTCAACGGCTGGTAACTTATCTTGGTGCTTCCATGTAGCAATAGTTGCTCGGTCTAAACCAAGCAACTCTGCAATTTCTTTGACTGACATTAATTTAATATCAGTATTACTCATAGTTATACTCCTTCTAAAGCAAATCTTGCTTTACTAGTTAATTTGCTGTCTTCCTTTAAGACCGCATTAGCTTGTCTCTCATACTTAGCTTCTAGGGTTTTGCCAGTTGGCTTCTCCCAAAGTTCATAAGAGTTAATAGCATTAAGAGCTGTCCACTTGTTAGCTCCATTGTTATTAGCTTCAAGATTCCAGAGCTTTGCAATCTTTGCAAATTGTCTATCTCTGTTAGCCATCTGTCGTTCATAAGTTGCTTTGAGAGCTTCATCAGCATCTTTAGCAATTGACGGTTCTGGCATAATCTCTTTGACTACTTTCCAGAAGTTGTCATTGTCAATCTCTTGTGTGATTAACTTATTGACATCTTGTGAGAATGCATCAAAGTATCTATTAGCAATTCCCAAAGCATCTCTGGCTTCAGTAATCTTTTGGTCAATAGATTTTGTATGACTGATTCTTATACTGTTTGTATAATCCTTAGTCATGTTATATCTAATCATATTCATGCAAGACAATCTCACTGGCATCATCATAACTTGTAGTGATGAACTTCCGTCATGTGAGTTGACTAGCAACATGTAAGGTAAGATACTATCTCCTTCAATGTCCAACGCTCTATCAACATTCATCATGATGTAGATTCTCTTACCACCATTCAGCTCTCCACCAGATTCATATTTTGCTTCTCCGCTATCCACAATGTTATCCATGAATTGGAAAGCATCTCTGTTTTGTACGACTCTGTATCTTGAGCCAACAACTCCAAGAGCTTCTTGAGTGTCTTGCCTTACGACTGCGAATTGATTTTCTACAGTTTTCAAAGCACCATCTGGTGTCTCGAAGTGTGTGTCCTTCAATTCAATTTCCCAATCAAGCCCTGTGGCTTGTATGGCTTCCTTAGCAGTGAGAACAGAATCGATACTTGTACCTAGTCTGTGCAGTGCTGTGTTTGGAGTCTCTTGCTCCATTTGATATACATTCATATTATTTTCTCCTTTTTTTTTGTATGAATTTTTGTTAATTAATACTAGCAGAAATTACTAATTACTGCTTGCATGACTAACCAGAGTAGCTCACGACAATTGATGTTAGTACGTAAACAAGGGATTGTTTATCATCACAAGCTACTCTGACTAGCCACGCTAGTCATTTATAAGCCGATAGATTTATCATCAGCTCTGATGAAGTATGGAACTCCATCTTCGTCTGCAAACTTTACTTTGTTCTTCTCAGCAAGTCTTGCTTCAGTTACATATAAACTGAATGCACCAAGCACCAGCGTTACTGATACTCCGAACATAAGACTCACTGCAAGAAGTTGGTAAAGCTCCATGCTGTTGAGCCAGCTAAGCATTTCACTTAACATTGATTGGCTCATTATATTTATGAACAGTCTTTAAGATTAGTTCGTATGTTTTACCAAACAGACTTACCTTTAATATTGTTCTGTGTTTTCTTTCTGTTACTTTAATCATTATCTTCTCCTTTTTTTGTAATGACCAGAGAGCCCTCAGAGAAAAGAGTAGCGGATACTACAACCGCTAATTAACTAAGAGCTCTAGCTCACAACTATAAGTTAGACATCTTCTCAATCAAAGAACTACGATTCTTTCTGTATTCTTTTTCGAGTTCATCTAACTCTTTCATAACTGCTTTCTTTTTTTTCTGCTCATGATATCTTTGCATCTCATCATAATTTCTATCTCCTTTTTTAACAGTCGATACTTCTACTTTACTTCTGGTCATTTTCTTATACCAGTCGATTGCCATAGAAGCCAGAAGAGAATCAGTGTACTCAATGCCAAGCTCAACTTGTTGAACTTTAACTAAGTAGTCAATGTATTCTTCTGAAGTTTTAAGATGCTTTACATCTTTAGGGCAATAAAAAGAATTTCTTCTATCTTTATGCTTAAGAGCTCTATCTCCATTCATAAGTAGTCTTGAACATACACCACATTTTTTATATTGATTCTTCTTCAAATTTTTCAATGTAACGTGATAGAACTCTGGAGCATCATCAGAATAATGAATCTTGTCTACATCATTCTTCATTCTTCTTCTCCAATATAATTTGCTTCTACCCAAGTAGTTTCAATTTCTACTGGTTCAGAATCTCTTTCAACATCTTCCGCCCAAGAGATTGTGTCATCTTGTCTATTCACAATATCCCATGCTTCGTTGTTTTGTAGATTATCAATCGTATATACAAATTTCTTCGTAACAACTATTTCTACTGATTTCATTCTTCTTCTCCTTCTCCACTAGATACTGAGACATGGAATGAGCCGACTTTAATTTTCTTCTCGACATCCTTCCACTTGTCATAACCTAGTTGGATATTTTTGTCAAAGAGGTCTGAGTATGCTTTATCAGCTTTAGCTTTTGTGTCAGCTTCAATTTCAAAAGTTACTGTGAACTCTTCTTTATATTTATAAGTTTGCAATGGTTTAGTTGCAAAAGCATCTAACCTTCTTGCTTTTTTGTCTAGCTCTTTATCGCTTAACATTTGTGTCTCCTTGTTTTTAGTATTTGGT